TAAAATGAACTTCAATAACATGTTCACGAAGGTCCTTAAGCAAAGTATCGCGTGAATACTGACCACTTTTCATCATATTATATATCCTTATTTATTCAGTAAGAAATACTTCTGTAGAATTGGCATGATTCAATGAAATATGTTCATTCAATTCTGTATAACCGCCAATATAAAATCCATCGATAACAATTACTGGAAAGGATTTTGCAGATGGAAATTTAGAAAGCAGTATTTCTCTCGTAAAATCTTTACCAAGTTTATATTCCTGAAAGGAAATATTATTTTCTATCAATAGAAATTTGGATCTTGTGCAATAATTGCAATTATCCTTTGTGTATAGTTCGAATTTCATTACGAAATAGCCTCTGTACCGCCAGCTCCAACAACAGTATATCGTTCGTTGTAATTGGAAAGTTCGGCAAAATAAGAAGTAAATTTGCTCACGGCTTCTTCAAAAGTCTTTGCCCAAACAAGGCGTTCTTGTTCAGCAAATACAGAATCAGATCCAATTGCATCTCTTCGAACTCTGCCCTTTATAAGGAAAAGAGTATTGAAAGAATCTTCATTTACTGCCGGCAAGGCAATCATATTTGGTGTAGCTACTGGGTCAGTATCTGGTATAGAATTCTTTGGCTTCAGAGGATACTTCAGTCCCTTATTCCAAGGAACTTTCTTAGGTTTATCCGATTCTACATTTACATTTGCAGTTCCATTCATAACCGCAGTATAAAGAGCATCGTTATCGCCCTCTGTTTCATAATCGAATTCTCGTGGAGAATTTTCTACTTTAGTTTCTTCTGGCATAATGTACCTCATTATTTTTTTGAATAATTTCAACTTCAACTTTTGCTACTCCTTTATCGATAAGACCTAGGAGTTTGGCCGAAGATTCACTTAAATCGAATTCACGACCTTTTATATATGGTCCTCTATCGTTTACACGAGCAATGACCGTTATACCTGTATTTATATTCATAAATCTAACCATTGTTCCAAATGGAAGAGTTTTATGTGCTACAGTAAATGCATGAGGATTATATCTCTCACCGCTCGCAGTAATTCCACGTTGTTTATACCAAGATACGTAAACAATACGTGTTGTTTTTGATTTCCTATTTACAATAGGATGAGCATTTAACGGCACAATAGTTGCAACCGATTTTGGCTCTTCTGGCATTGAAGCCTTCGAAGTCTGGGCAGTAGCATCTAAAGATGCTGTTTTTATAACTGTGGTATCGACTTGCTGGTCGATAATTGCAATCGCTTTCGTTTCATAAACGTTGGTGTTTTTAACAGAGTCACCAACAACCCCCAAAGTAGTGCCCAAACCTAGAAGACCACAACAAATGGTCTTAAACATTGGTTTGTCTCCTTTTATAATATATATTTATGCTGCCGCTTGCAGTTCCTTAAATCTATCGGCAGCGGCAGAGGCTGCAAATGCAGCAGGTTTTACAACAGGTTTAATATTGCATGTTCCAACAATATATCCTATTGCTTGTTGAATGACACACGATGAACCTCTTTGTTCATCTGGATTTAAATCGAGATGTATTTCCGTATACCGTTCTCCTATCGATGATTTTATTTTTTCATAAAATTCGACTACTTTATAAACCTCCTTCATCAATCTTATAGAAGGTTTTCCTGGTCTTACATCATAATCCATTTCTCTAGTTACTTCACCAAATATTTTAGCGCCGCGATTGCCATCTATATGTATAACAGCAACCGTCGCATAATCTGCCATCCATTTATTTTTATATCTAAATCTTTCTGAATCGCATCCTATGTATATCTTAGAATTTGCAGACGAGGCTGCAATATAAGATGTGACTTGATTTATATCTAATGAGTTCATAATCATGATATTATATCAGTTTATGTGAATTGTCAACAAAAATTTTTCTCAAATGCGATCTATGAACTTTTACAAAAATCCAATCGTTGTAAAATTTATCGGATTCCAAAACTTCATATTCAAACTGAAATTTTGCTTCAATATAGTTCATTTCACCACGAGTCTTGCACAATCTAAGAATAGTTCTAACAAATTTATTTTCGCCAACAGATTTGACTTCTTCAATTAAATATTTATTAGACCCCCAATATTTTTTCCAATCGGAATCAACTAATATTCTTTTTTTCTTGCCCTTTATTTGTTTCGTTTTTTTGAATTTCAACATTTTTTTACCAATATACATTTTGCCAGTATCGATACGAGAAATCATATAAACAAAACCTATGTAAGGAACAAGTTCAGCCTCATCTATTTCCTTTCCTTTGTATATCCACATATTGAGAGTTCCATAATATATCTCTCAATATTTATATTTTTTTATAACGATAGATTTTCAAATGTATTGTTATCTACATCTTTCTTGATACCACCAATAATATATGAAATAATTTGGGTTTCTTGAGGTGCCACTTGAATTTCAGCTCCACTTATCCATTTTCCTGTCCATGGAAGAGGATTGGAACCTGTTTTATAAATTTGTGGCAATCCTAAACTTTGCATCCTCTTATTGACAATCCATTCCACATATTCATTAAGAAGTTGTGAATTCAACCCTATCATAGAACCATCTTTAAAAAGATAATCCGACCATTTCTTTTCTTGTTCAGCCGCAGAACGAAACATTTCAATGCATTCATCCCTTGTTTCTTCTTTGATTTTTATAAATTCTTCATCATCGACAGGAAGAATTTTTAAAATCTGTTGTGTTCCAGCAAGATGTAGATTTTCATCCCTGCAAATCAATTTAATGATTTTAGCATTTCCTTCCATTTTCTTAAGTTCAGCAAAAGCCCAAGAACAAGCAAAACTCACATAAAATCTAATACCTTCTAAAATGTTGACAGACATCAATGCCAACCAAAGAGCTTTTTTATGCGAATATGAAGATACCGAAATATTCGAATATGCATTCAAAGAACTGTTAAAATAAATCAAATCATCATAATATCTGCTAATATCGTTAGCACAATTTACAATTTCTTGAATATCCAAGATTCCATCCAATATTTCTGAAGGATCGGAAAATACATTACGGATAATATGTGTATAGGACCTAGAATGCACAGATTCACTGAAAGTCCATGCAGTCAACCAATTTTCCATTTCCGGAATAGAACAAATAGTCGAAAATGCCATCGTTGGCGCACGGCCTTGAACTGAATCCAAAAGAATTTGACGTTTCAAGTTACTGGTAAAAATATGTTTTTCATGATTTGTTAATGCACGAAAGTCTTTAATATCGCGAGTCAAATCTACTTCTTCAGGAACCCAGAAAAAACCCATAGAAGTTCTAGTCAATTTTTCTAAAAATGGATATTTTTGTTTATCGAATCTAGCAATTGTAGGTATACCAGATGTATCGAAAAACATCTTCGATTTCATATGATCTTGTTTATTTGTAGAATCGAATACACCGTTGAACATCACAGAAGAATTCCTTCAATTTCTTTATTGTCTATTTTTTCCAAACAATGTTCTGGAACAGAAACTTTTATATTATCGAGCATTACAAGACATTGTGAACTCCGTGAAAAATGTATATCCATTATTTTTCCAAATGTTCCTATAAAATAAAAATCATCCACCATCAGCTTTACTGCATCTCCGATTTTTAAATTTTGCATTTAAAATTTTCCTACATTTATATTGTACAAGAATCGCAATTTTCATCATCTTCCAACTCATCTTTATCCAATTGAATTTCTCCAGCTGAATCGTTTGTGTTGAAATAATATAATTGTTTTCCACCATATTTGTAGAACATAATTATATGTTTTATGAGTTCTGATAACGGAAGTTCTTCATTTTCATAAAATTTTGGATTGTAACTTGTATTTACAGATATTCCCTGATCGATAAATTTTTGAAGAACCGCACAGATTTTCAAATATCCTTCAGGACTTTTTTGATCCCACAATAAATCATATTTATTTTTCAATCTACGAACACCAGGAACAACTTGTTTTAAAACACCATCTTTAGAAGTTTTAATAGACACAAGCGCTCTAGGCGGTTCGATTCCATTTGTGCTGTTGCTTACCTGGGCGCTGGTCTCAGCCGGCATCAATGCCATCAAAGTAGAATTACGAATACCAAATTGTTTTGCTATCGATTTTAAATTATCCCAATCCATATAATAAATTGGATCTACCAATTCATCTACCTCTTTCTTATATGTATCTATAGGCATAATTCCCATAGAATATTTCGTCTGATTCGACAAATTGCAAGCTTCTTTTTCAGAAGCAAGATCGACGGATGCTTTAATAAGATAATAAGACCATGCCTCTGCATATTCGTGAATTTTTTGCAAGCCTTCTTTTGTAATATTTTGATATGTCAAATCATTTTTAGCCAACCAATAAGCCAAATTGATTATACCTATACCAAGCGGTCTTCTATTATAAGTGCTTAATTGCGCCGCTACTATTGGATAATTTTGATAATCCAATAATTCATCCAAAGCTCTTACAGATAAATTGCACAAACGTTCAAAATCTTTTGGATGTTTAATTTTGCCCCAATTTATTGCTGAAAGCGTGCATAGGCTTATTTCGCCTGATGGATCGAATAAACTATTCAATGGTTTCGTGGGCAAATCCACTTCCTGGCAGTTGTGAACTAAAATTCCATTGGCGTAAAAATTTTC